TAGTGCATACACCAATGATCTGTATTCCATCACCTGTGTCTACTAATTGCATAGCCACTGCTTTCTTCAGATTATCAGCCCATTCATCATCATCACTAAAATACAGTGTATGAACTGTTGCATGCTCTGCAGCTCGTAATTTATGATAATCATACTCATGTTTATCATTGATGTAGATTTCTTCTCTGTATAACACATCACTTGTGTTATTAATTACATCTTGAATTTGTTTACTCAGTGTTGCCATTGTTTTCTGTTTTTAAGGAGTTAATTGCTATTTGTACTGCTACTTTGTGTCCTTCAACAGCATCTTCATAAGATGTATATCTTTCTTGATACTCTTGATCATGTGTTCCACCAAATATCATAGTTTCCCATAACACTGGTGTTTTGTCTTTTTCCCAAGGCATAGCATGGTCAAGACCAAGAAACACTGTTGATACATGTATGCCATCAATGTCTTCTTGTTTAACTATCTTCCTTGATGGATGTTCATCCAACCATTCTGCTGCTTCTGAAACTGGTTTAGCAACAGGCTTGTTATTGTTATCTAATATATACCAAGCCATAACTAATACCCTGCTAGTTTAGATAACATACCATCTTGCTCTAATAGATAAGCAAGACTGCTTTCTTCTTTATTAGTTAGTCTACCAATAGAAGAAATAAGGCTAATTCTGTCGTAAGTGATCTCTTCACCATACACTGCTTGTACATTTCTACCTATTTCTAGGAGTTTTGAGACATTAAAATTGTCTACAGGATCTTCGTTAGTATCCTGCCATTTACCATTGATTATTTTCATTGTTCTTTGTTTTTAGTTTGCCAATCTGGTTCTTGTTCTAAAATATTATCTTTTATAGGAGATTCATCATCTTCTACATGTCCTGTTAGTAATTTCCATTTCTTCAATAGACTGTTTGCTCTAACTACGTCTATACCCCTAATAACATCTTTATTAAAAATGTTTTTAAGGGTATATTCTATTGTGAGTATGTCTTCATTCTTTTTCATATTCTTTTTCTTCTTTGAATTTCTCTAGCCATTGCTTAAATGTAATTCCTTTGTACGCTGAGCTACTAAATTGAAAACGCATGTTTTGTTCTGATGAGCTCCAAGCACATTCTAAATCTTCCTCATTATACATAAGTTTAGCTTGAGCTCTTGAGCCATCAACATAAGCATTTAGATAAACATTTCTGTCTTGCTCTTTATGTTGCTTTTCGATTTCTTTGGCTTGTTCAATCAACTCTGGGTATACTGTAACAACATTATATCCATAAATTGGCAATTGTTCTGCTAACCATTCTACTGCTGTCATATTATTTCTTTTTAAATTGTTCAAACCATTCTTTCTTAGCTTTAGGAAATGGTAAATCTCCATCTCTTAATTGCCAACCATCAAGGAATGCATTTTTTACATCTTCCTCACTATAACTTCTTTCTTGTTGCCATTTAGCACCTTCAATAAATGATTTTTCTGAATCATCTCTTATAGTTTGATTGCTATGATTTTTAGCAGCATCTATAAGTGCTTGATTAGGAAGCTCAATAGTGTCTTCTATACATGTACAATCTTCTAATGACTTATTACAATCTTTACATTCTTGTTTCATAATTAAAATCTGGTGTATAATTAGGGTTAACAATTAAACTTATACTGTCTATGGATTTAAACACATTGTTTGCTGTAAATTTCTCAAGAGCTTCCATCATGTTGTCTGCTTCTACAAATGTTTCTAGGTCTGTAGCTTCATCATTACGCTCTGTCCAATAACATATTAAATATCTTCTCATGATGTTACAAGTTTAGGAGTGCATACATGACCATCACTCCATTTAATTGGTGGTGGTGGTGTTGTTTCTGGTGAGCGATATATTGTACCACACTCACTACATTCAAATTTGTTCATTTTTGTTTGTTTTTTATTGGTTAAACATAAGAAATAAGGGCTCCACTACAGAGCCCTTGAATTTCCCTCCTTAATAACCCAACTGTTCAAGTTGGTCTATATTGGCTTCCACAATATACACACCCTGTGCCATTGTACATACAAATGCAATACACATTGCAAATGCTAATTGTCTGAACTGATAAAACTCAGTTGGTTTCATTTCGATTGTTTTCATTGTTTTATAATTATTAAGGATTTACAAATTAAAAAAGCCTCTAGGTCAGTAGAGGCTTTGATTCACGAGGTTGTAGGAGTTAAAAAACTATAATCATAAGTACTCATTCCCTATTCTGCCTGATAGGACTTAACATTCATGAGAAGCCAAATTTCTCCAATGTCTGTTGCTGTACATATTTGACATCAAGCAACTGCTATCTTTAATATTGCTAATAACTTAAACATATCTTCATCAGACATATTTGCCTTCATATGATTCATAGCAATACTTATAAACTGTACATTACCTTTTACATATCCTAATGAAGAATCTATTCTATCTACACTTGCTGTGTATATATGAGAATTAGATCCTGCTGTAGGATGTATAAGTTCAACTTTAGAATAAACACAAAGACCATTTTGTTTATCCCACTGATCTTTTAAATCTTGTAAGGATAAGTCAAAAGACTTGTTTCTTCTACTAGCTCTTCTTAGATGTTCTCTAAAGTCACTGAACTCATCTCTTCTATTATGAGCATTTAGATGTGCAATGTCTCTATTACCAACTTTTTTTAAATGTTCTATATTAGAAGGAATACTCTTTGAGCACTTCATAGAACAATAATGTAATCTACCTACTTTTAAACTTCTCTTTATCTCAGATACATCTTTCTTAAAGATTGTTTTACAATAACAACACTGCACTTCTTCTTGTTTTCTTTTATACTTATCCATGATTGTATTAATTTAATAATACAAATGTAATAAATATATTTCGAATAACAATGGAAGTGCACTGTTATTTTTGTGGAAGTGGAGGTGAAGGGAGTCGAACCCTTGTCCAAACTACGTTCATTAATACAATTTATACAGCTTATGGGGTCAAGCTCAGCTCAACGTTTCCACCACTCTATTTAATCTAATAGAGAAATCTTATTCAATTTAGGCTGCTACACCAACTTCTTCTCCCAATAGAGAGAATACTGTATTCATGTTAGCTTTGATTTGTGCGTTGTCTCCTAGAGATACTACACGAGAAATGTTTTTGCCATTTATTAAATTCACCTTAGTTTACAGTTATCTCTCTGGCTGATTGCATTAATTATTGGTAACCTGTCAAAACCAGTCACCCCCATTGTCCCCTCGTGTGAGGGGCACTTGTCATTATACAGATTCAAATAACAATCATCCAATATTGTTATTAAATTAGCACCCTAGAATAGGGTCAAGCTGAGAACTCATTCACGCAGTCAGTGTTTGTTACTGAGATATACCACATCTTTCTCAAGGATGCTGCATGTCATACATTACTGTATGTATCTTCGACAGTTATTCAAGGTACAAATTATCCAAACTGTCAGGTTTCAATGTTTAACCTATTTCTTGTACATTATATTATACATTTTATATGTTTTTCAACACATTTGTATATTATATTATACAAATCTCTGCAAATATACTTTACAGGGATGAACAAAACAAATTAATCCTAATATTTAAGCTCTTGTTTACCTGCTTCAACAGAATATGTAAACACAGCATCTTCATCTGTCACCTCAATCTGTTTACCACCTGTGTTAAGACACAAGTCTTTCAACTGATTACTGAATGACATCAATGACACAGCATTCACCTTGTATGGGAATTTATCTGTATTGATATCATCTTGACCATCATTGATAACTAAGATCTCTGGCTTCTCTTCTGATAGATTTACATCAAGGTTACATAGTCTTCCAGCTTGTATTTCATTAGAAATATGCTCAACCATATCACCCACTTCTGTCATACCACCATTAGGATTATTAGAGAACGTTTGCCAAAAGTTTATGACATCTTCTCTATCCTTGATATGTTGGAACTGAAGATCATCTACACTGTCAACAAAATAACTGAAGAACACTTCAGCTTCTCCTCTCATGACATACTTAAACCTGTCGATTAATATAGCATTAACCCATATCTGTTTCTGATCATAGTCCATAGAACCTGAATAGTCAAGAATGATAATAATCTTCTGAATCTGTTCTTTTCTATCAACTGGGACACTCACTGTCAAGTCTTTAGTTAAGAACTTACTTCTGAAGTTTGGATACACCTTCTGCATTAGATTCATCATATGAATTTGAGAATAGTCTCTCATAATCATAGTAGAATACTCATCAGAGTTGGCAACAATCTTCTCAGATATCTCCTTTTCCACCTTGAACTCACTACCAAACTGACCAACAAGAGATAAATGGTTCATAATCTCCATCTTTCTATCTCTACTAAGATCATTAAGATCTAATTGGTCATTGATATTTGGATCACTGTAAAGCTGTCTATCAAAGTCTAAGCCTTTCTTCATGTCAATATCATCATCATCATCTTCACCCTTCTCAGCATATTCTTTACCACTCTTCATTTTCAAGAAAATAGATATAGCTTGCTCTAATGGTGTGAATCCAGGAATGAATTGCTCAAATATACTATCGTATAGAGCTTTTCTTGCTTTATGTTCTTCATCTTCAGAATCTACAAACTGCTCAGCTACAAAATCACGCTCATCAATCATCTTGAAATAACACACACGTGCTAGTTCTTTGATTGTATCAACAGATGTTTGTTTAGGAGCATGCACCTTCTTTCTAATCTCTGATGTTGTTGGTGTTAGATATGTAACAGGATCTTT